TACTACCAATAGACGCTACTTTTAGGGGTAGAATACCAGCAGATCCAAGTCAACGATCTCCTGAACAGCAAGCTTTAGCTGAACAGAATCCTAGTTTAGTAGAAGGTAATTTTGATTCAACTGTATCAGGGGTAGAAAGAGATTATATTGAAAAACCGAAACAACAAATATTAAATAACTTAAAACCAGGTGCAGAGCCTATATTTGATACTCGGAGTCCAGTTAATATGGATGTTGTAGAAAGAGAATCAGCTCAGAGAACGCAAGACTTACAAATGGCTAACCGACAGTTTAGACCTAGTGGTATGACTCCAAATGAATTTGATAGAGCTAAAAGAGAAGCACAAACTCGACTTGATGAATATGATAAGTTCTACGCAGA